GTCTACGGATGTTAGTACCTAATTGTTGATCGTATACAGTAGAAGTTCCAGCAGGAATAAGGATACCATCAATAGATGTATTAGCCATACCACCACGAGTAGAAGCGTCATTTAAGTATTTCCAGTCAGTTTTGTAGAAATCATAAGATCCACGACGGAAACCAGAGAAACCTAAGTTCAACGCCATTTGCTCAGAGTTTTCGAACAAACCGTAAGCAACACCACCAGCAGCGCCAGAAGATAAAGAAGCTAACATATCATCAAAATCAAGAGAAGTAGCTCTGTTCAAGAAGAACATGTTTTCTTCAATTGCTCCTTGAGTATCTAATCCTTTTAAGATTGAATCAAAGTCACTAAGACCAGATGCAGCAGTAAAGTTGTTCACGATATTACCTCTTTCTTTAACGGCAGAGAAAAGACCTTGAGTTCCTTTATAGTTGATACCAGTTGCAAGTGGATCGTAAGTAGCAACACCAGATCCTGCTACAGCTAATTCACCCTCAATTACAGACATTTCTAAGTAATCTTCAAAACGTAATCTTGTTTCAGATTCAGCTTTCAAATACCACAAGAATCCACCAGTACCGTCTTCAGCAGCAACTTCAACCCAACCGATTTGAGCAGTATCAGATCCATTTATAGAATATTTAGATTTGATAATGATTGGAGAGTTAGAATATTGTGTGAACGATGGAGTAATAGATTGAATCGAAGCATCTGTAGTTCCTTTTTTGAATTCAGAACCATATACAAAGATTTTAAGATTTGTGTCAGTCGCTGCAAATACAGAGTTTGAAAAAAGATTCGCTTGAGTATACGTCGCAACAGTAATAGTAGCAGTAGTACCTACAGTTACAGAGTTTGTAACAAGAACTTTAAGTTCTTTTCCTGTAGTAGGACTCATAACTACTAAAGTTTGACCAATAGATATAACGTTTTGAACGAATGCGATACCAGTTCCACCAGTTACGAAAGTCAAAGTAGTACCAGTTGCAGAAGTTACATTGTTGTAAGCAACATGCAATCTATTTTGTTCAGACCAAACTACTTGATCAGAAGACATAGGCATTTCAGCGCCTACCATACGTAAGAATCCAGAAAGAGTTCTGTTTCCATAACGTTCTACTTCTGCTTCATAGATTTCTGGCAAATATTGTTGCGCAAAATCGTTAGCACCACTAGTAAAGTTTAAGTAATTAGACTCTAATGGTTGTTGTTTTTGTGACGGTTTAATAGTACCATAATTGGTTCCAGTAACCGAGTTAATCATGTTTGACATAATTGTAATTTTTAATTGTTAAATTTTTTTGTTTGTATTCTTAATTTAGAAGAATCAAAACCACTTATAGATTTAACTTTTAGTCCGTTGATAAATACTTCGCCAGACGCTTGTCTAGGTTGTGTTTGTCCTGGGTTCTTAGAGTTGTTAATCACTTCCTTAACTGCATCTGCTTTTCCTTGTTCGTAAAAGTGTTGTGCAATTTTGTCAGAATTCATAGCGGTGTACAAAGCCTTGTGGTAATTTTTTGCATCAGTTACATTTCCATCAGTATCTAGGAACTTCCCGATAAAATTACTAATGTCTGATTGTTTTTCTGCGAGTTGTTCGTTACCCTGAACACTATATCTAAACCTTTTCTCACCAACATTATATTCAAAACCTTTGAAATCGTTAGTAAATAAACTTTTAGTGTCCTGTTTAAACTTTTCGTGTCGCGTTTTAGACTCGTTTTCGTTCTTCTTGTATCGGTTGAAAAAATCAGAAGCCTCTTTCTGTTCTTGCGATACGCCCGGTCTCAACTTGATCTCGTCGTAATATTTGCTTTTTACAGTTTCTAGGTGATTCTTTGCTTTAACAACCTCTTCTTTAAATGCGAGTTTCTTTTTTCTAATCTCTCGCTCTTCTTCAAGATCCTCATCATATTCAAAAGTGTCTTCCATTAAAAATTGGATTTCTTCTCTATCTAAATGAGGTTTTGTTCTTAAATAATATTCTTTTAATAATGTTTTTTCATCTACGTTTGAATAATCTGTATTCAATCTAACGTAATCTTCTACTGTTCCACCTGTTTCTTCCATGAAGTTAACAAGTTTTTCAATATTTTCAGGTAATGGTTTACCAGTTTTTTCTTGTTCTTGAACATGTTTTTCAACCTGAGATTCAATAATACTTACTTCTTCGTTGGTGATTTCTTGAATAACATTTTCAGAGGACCCTTGGTCTCCTCGCTCCATTTCTTGCAGTTCCACTTTGGGTTGTTCTGCGCGTAACAAGCTTTCATCTGTGCTTTGCTTTTGAATGGCATTTTCTTCTTGTTCTAGATTAGGTATAACTACTTTAGTTATTTCTTGTTCTACTTTTGGACTAGAAAAATCAACTTTAATAACTTCAACTTCTTTTGATAAGTTTCTAGGTCTTGTTTTTTTGATTTTAAAATCTCCTTCTTGTTTAATAATTTCTGACATAATATAATATAATTAAATAGTTATTCTTTTTACATTCCAAATCCTTCTAAACCAGTAAATGATGCTGATTCAAAACTTTGTGGTAACGCGTTAGTTTTTCTTTGCTGAACTAATTCAGATGCTTGAGTAGCTTGTATTCTTGTTCTCTCGTCTTTCCTGTCTTCTGCTAATTGTAGGTTCTGACTATCTGTCTGAGATTTTAATTGAGCAAGTTGCATGTCATACTTAAATTGTAAATCCATCAACTGTTTTTTAATCTCCGCCTCTGTTTGTATTCTTTGTATATCGAACTGAGATTTAGCTTGTTCTACATTAACGGTTTCTTGTGTTAACGCTTGTTGTTTTTGAACCTCATATAGAGCTGCTTTTTCTGCTGTTTCTTGATTTGCCTGAGCTTGTGCTTGTATGTTTGCCATTTGAGCAGCTTGAGCAGCTTTTAATTTTCTTGCTTTTCTAAGTTTTAGCATTTGATTTGCTAATTTTAGATTTTTAATCTGTCTAATGTCTATGACATCATCTAGATCAACACCTCCACTTTGTAAAGCGACTTGAAGATTTTGTTCAAGCATTGCTTTTTCTTCTTCGTCTGGCTCTAACTCTAAGTATATACCAAACTCGTGTAGGTTTAAATTTTTAATTTCTCTTAATGTAGATACGTTGTAAGTAGATATACTTTCTTCTAACACTTGTGCTAATAAAGGATAATCTAAACAATCAGCTATTCTAAGAGAGATGTTTTCGCATGTTCTAAGAGTTAAAAACAAACTAGACTGTAAAATATGTTTTGTAGCTGTATTTGATGCGTTAGCCGCCATCTTTTGTAATCCTACTAATGTATCTCTTTCTGGTGAACTTCCGTCTCTGGCTTCGTTTAATCCAGTTACGTCTCTAATCATTTGAAGATAGTATTGGTATGTTTGTATCAAAGAAGCTATCTTAGCTTGACCAGCTGAACTGTTTAATTCTTGAATAGGTACTCGACCGGCATTCATTCCTCCTTCTTGAGTTAATGATCTACCTACTATACTACCTGTCTGAAAGTACATGTTTAAAGCTTCAGCAGCGTTGTAATTTGTACCATTACCTAAATCAACTTCAGCTAATCCATCAACGTCTATATATACTCCATCAGGAACTATCTTAGACATTACTTGTTGTAGTTTTAAATGAGTTAGTTGAATCATATCAGCAAACCCAGTTATCTTGTTTACGATAGAATCAATTCTACCTTTATACATTCTTGGTGCTGATATAACGTAATTCATTTCAACTTTTGTCATATTAGAAAATGGTCTTGTCATGTTCTCAGACATCTTCCACTCTAACATAGTATCAGTACCTAGTATTTTAGCACCAGTATATAGCACTTCTATCGTTCTTGATACTCTTTCAAAATTATCGCTTGGAGGTGGATTGAAATCATCTGTTTTTTCAATAACTTTTTCAAGTCCATTTTCTCCGTATTTTATTTTATAAACCTGATTCATATAAGTCTTATATTCAAAATATAATACTTGAACAGTGTTCTCGTCATAATTACCCCAACCAGTTATATATTGTCTATTACCTGGCATTTGCTGTATCTTGTACAGTTCTTCCTCTGATAAACTAGGAAACTGCATTTTAAGTTCTGGTATTGTAACTGCTTTAACTTCTCCAACATAATATATATCATCAAAGTTTGGATCTTCTGTATAAGAATATACTAAATACGCAGGATCTACGTACTCAGTTCTTATTCCTTCGCTTACATTAAAGCTAGTTTTAACACAACCAATACCTAATACGGTTAAATCGTAGTTTAATCTACGTCTAATTAAATCCCACTTATTAGCAGCTAATACATTGTTTATGGCTTCTTCTTCAGCAATCTCTATAGATTGTTTGTAAGAAAGTTGCATGTGTAAGTCTAGTTCTTCTTTTGTTTCTGGAAGTTCATCTTTTGGAAGAGGAGATCCAGAAAAGTCTTTACCTGTCAAAGCACTTGCTTTTGTTAGTAAGTCTTGAGAATACATGTCTCTTAATATAGCTTGAGCATAGTTAGTCCTTGTCTTTAAAGACTCTGGATCTTGTGCATAAGCTTTTATATCATAAGTCTTTTGTGACATACCATTTACAACTATATCAACAAATTTCGATATAACAGGAACTGGTTTCCAATCTAAGTTAAGATAAGAGATATCGCCATTTGTAGCTAATTCATCTTTATATTTTTGAATAGATTGTTCTCCTCTTGCGTATAGTCTTAACTGGTGAAAATTATTCCAATTAGATAAATATCTATTTTGAGTAGTTCTACCCTGATCAAACCATTCTTGTTCTATGGCTCGAGATACTTGTAAACCATACTCTTCAGAAGCTTTAACTGCATCAGGTACCACCTGACTCGGAAACGCACTGTTTGTATTTGTGTATATATTCATTTATTATATATTTTTGATGAAGAACCAGTATTATCGTATTTTTTTATTCCTAAACTATAAGTCTGTCTAACTAAAGGAGCAGAAGGAGCATATTTGTTTTTATTGCAAGCCATTATAGCTAATCCAGAACTAATAGATGCATCAAACTTTGTTCTATCATTTATATTAAATCTAGCCCAGTCATTTAATGTTCTGTTAAAGTACATATCGCCATAACCTTGTTCAGTCATTCCAACATGTTCTTCTATATAAGACTCTATAGCCGCAGCATGTGCCTGTTTTATATCTTCACTAGAGTTTGGTATTCCACCAATATCTCTTTCTGTTATAGACAACTTATTCCAGACTTTATCAGGCCTGTTCATTGAGTAACCTCTATAACCTCTTCTTTTAAAGTGAAAAAGTAGTCTTGGTTTATTATTTTCTGCTAATATAGGCATTCCATAAAAAACGCAAGCCATTAATACGTCTTCAAAAAATATCTCAGCGGTCTGAGGTCTTGCAATATATTCTAAAAAGAAAGTATTAGGTGGAACGTCTTCCATAGAAAACTTAGTTAAACCACTTAAAGCACCATTAGAACCTTTGCCATCAACCGTTCCAGATATATCGTATGGATCACAACCAAAAGCTCCGCAATGTTCATTACCTGGATATTTTACACCGTTCTTAACTATAATGTGGTTTTGTAAATGATGAGGTGGAACCCATGAAACTATAAATCTTCCGTCCTTGTTAGGATGGAATATAACTCTAGTATCCTGTATACCATTCTCCCATTGAAAACTTCCTTTTGTCAATACACTTGTATTTCTTAAGTCTTCATTATAATCTATTTGTTCGTATATTTTAGTAAGATTAAACAAAGATTGTTTTGCCTCATCTCTAAAAGCGTGTTGTTCTGTTCTTGGAAACTGACGATAGTATTCGTTTAAACTGTCTTGATCTAGTTTTAAACCATCTACCTCGTTTTGCCAATGTTCTATAACTCCGTATTCAATCCAATTACCATCAACTCCTTTTACAGGACTTTTAGGTGTGTCAAATACTGGTATTCCATAAGTATCTATAAAACCTTCGTATGACCATTCCATTGGAATAAACAATCCATAAAGTCCAGAGCTAGTCTGTCCATTTAAGTTTCGTTTAGTAACATCTGAATTATAATAAAGTTTTTTAAAGTTTTCACCTCCTTTGTCTAATGCATTAGATGTTGAACCCATCATACACTTACCAATAACTCTACTACCTAATCTAAGGGTTGTTTTAGTTACCCTCCAGTTATTTAATATATTATCTGGTCTTTCCCACTTACCACTCTCATCATGTACTAAAAGTTTTAACTTTTCACCATCATAGGAGTTGTCTCCAGTATTTTTCCAGTCGATCGTTGTATCAAGTCCTTCTAATTCGTCTAATCTTTCGTTAGAATCTAATTTTCGTCTTGTTAGTTTCGATGCTGGAATCCTATAAGCTAGTTCTGTTTTAGGTCTATCCATACCATCTTGGATAGGTTTAAAAAAGAAAGGATAATTAATAGATATTGGTACAACCTTGTCAGTAAACATCTTCTTAGCATCTGCTCCTGATTTAGATAATATACCAAATCTTGAGTCACTAGATATTGTAGCTAGGTTTACTAATTCTGCAGATGACATAAATGAAAATCCAGAACGTCTATTTTTTAAATAACACATTCCATAACATCTAGGATCTGCCTTACACGCTTCCCAAAAAATAAAGAATAATCTATTTGATTCTCTAAAATCAGGTGCTCCAACGTCTATCTTACTCCATTGAAGATACATGTAGTGTGTACCTGTTATATATGTTGGTTTACCATTATTATAAAAGAATAAACCTTCTTCTCTATATTTAAACTCGTTATCGATATAATTATACCAACGGTCCTTAAAAGTATCTGTCTGTTTATTC